ACCTTCTAGTTTGAACTAGAAGTCAAGATTGTGCAGAGGCGGATGAGGCCCCCCGACTCATTCGTCTCTGCACTTCCTAAAGTTCGGGGGAACTATGAAAACAGGTCACAAAGTTTCAATCGGGTCTTGCGATCCTGGCATGGTCAATGGCGGGTTCGCATATCATTTGATTCAACTCGCATCAGCTCGCACATCAAAGCTCGGCCCATTTGTTCGCATTAAAGGTTCAGGTCTTCTCTCAAAGCAACGCAATCGAGTAGTCAAGCAATTCTTAGAAATGACTGATTCTGATTGGCTTTTGATGATTGATTCTGATGAGCAATTGGATGTTCGTACATTTGATTTATTGTGTGACACCGCACACGACAAAGAACGCCCTGTTGTTGCAGGTTTAGTTTTTGCAGGTTTCGGTGTTGTTGGTAAGCCTTATCCAAAACCCGTTCCAGCGATTTTTCAAGACACACCAAATGGATTTCTTCCGCTTTACAAATACGACAAGAACGCAGTCTTTGAGATAGATGCCGCAGGCACAGGTTGTTTGATGGTGCATCGCAGCGTTCTTGAAGCAATGAGAGACGCAGCCGACCCAAATCAAGGCAAGGATTGGTGTTGGTTTTGGGATGGCCCTGTCAATGGCGAATGGATAGGTGAAGACCTACTCTTCTGTCGTCGAATTAAATCACTAGGCTTCCCGATTCATGTGAACACGGCAGCCATCTTGCCTCACTCAAAGAATTATTGGCTCAAAGAGGAACATCACGACTCATGGCGCGATTGAAGCGAAAAGAGAGCGCAACGGCTCTTCCAAAATTAGAACGCGCAGTTCAATCCAAACCGAAGAAGAGGAAAACAAGTGGCAATCACCAACGGCTACGCGACACTCGCGGAACTCAAGGCATCGCTGGCAATAACTGACACAAGCGACGATGCTTTGCTTGAATTGTCAATAACTTCCACGAGCAGAATGATTGACGACTACACTGGTCGCTTCTTCTATGCTGACGGAACATCAGGCAGTCCTGTCACGAGATATTACACAGCGCAAAATCCTTGGAGTCTTGCTGTTGATGATTTTGTTTCAATTTCACAAATTGCCACCGACGACAATTTCAATCAAACTTGGTCAACTGTATGGTCAACTTCTGACTTTATGACAGAGCCAATCAATAATCCTCGACGCGGTTGGCCTTACACTCGGATTCTTGCAACAGGCGCTTATGTTTTTCCATATTACTTGCCACAGGCAGTCAAGGTCACAGGCGTTTGGGGATGGTCGGCACTTCCATCAGAAGTCAATCAAGCCTGTTTGATTCAATCTTCGCGCCTCTTTATTCGTAAGCAATCGCCATTTGGGATTGCAGGAACTCCTGAACTTGGAACAGTCAGGTTGTCTTCACGACTCGATCCTGATGTTGAGGCTTTATTGCGCCCAATTAAGAGAAACAATGGTTTGGCAGTATGAACCCAAGCACAGTGCGTGATCGCCTCAAAAGCGCCCTTCAGACAATTACAGGTCTGCGTGCTTATGACCTCATTCCTGACACCATCGTTCCACCTGCCGCAGTTGTCGGCCAATTAGATTTCACATTCGACATCGACAATGCTCGTGGTCTTGACCAAGCACAAGTTGATGTGGTTGTGATTGTGCAACGCTTTTCAGAACGCTCAGGACAAGACAAGTTGGATGCCTACCTCTCAGGGTCAGGCGCTAGCTCAATCAAGGCCGCGCTTGAAAGTGATCGCACTTTGTCGGGAGCAGTGAACACTTTGCGTGTCACAGGAGCCGAAGCAGGCACCTATGACTCACAAGGGGTTACATTTCTTTCATATAGATACAGACTCACGCTCTGGGGATAGGAGAAGACATGACTTACAAAGTCATCTCAGACCGCGAGGTCTGTGGAAAAAAGCAAGGTGAGATTCTTACCTTGAAAGAACTAGAAGATGCAGGCGCAAACATTGATGCTCTCATTGTTGGTGGCCACATCGAAGCAAATCAACCAACAATCAAACCGGCACAAGAAGGAGCCAAGAAATAATGGCACGCATCGTTCTAACCAATGCCTATGTCACCATCAATTCTGTCGATGTTAGTGACCATCTGGCATCAGTAAGTCTCAATTCATCAATTGATGTTGTTGAGACAACAGCATTCGGAACTTCAGGCGCACGTTCACGCATCGGAGGTCTTGCAGATAACTCAATCACCCTTGAATTTCATCAGGACTACGCTTCAGGTTCAATTGAAGCGACTGTCTATCCGCTACTCGGCACCACAACCACAGTTGTTGTGAAGCCTAATGGTGGAACAACAAGCGCAACAAATCCGTCGTATACCTGCACCGCGCTTGTCTCAGAGTGGACACCTCTCAATGGCGCAGTTGGCGAATTGGCAACCGCATCAGTGACTTGGCCTGTAAGCGGCGCAGTCACAAAGGCAACTGCATAGTTCATGGCAAAAATCGTTCTCACCAACGCTTTCATTTCTCTCGCTGGTGTGGACATTTCTTCCTTTGCTCGATCCGTCACTATCTCCACCACCTATGAAACGATTGACACAACAAAGGTCGGGGATAGTGACAGGTCAGTAATTGCCGGAGTCGCAACTAATAGCATCACCTTAGACCTAATGCAGGACTTTGCGAGCAGTCAACTTGAACAGTTGATTTATCCGACAAACGCCACAAAGAAACTTGGAACGACTGTGGCGATGGAAGTTCGACCACAGAACACAACTGTTTCGGCTACGAATCCGAAATATACTTTCAACGCGGTCATCACATCTTGGTCGTCAATCAATGCCGCCGTCGGCGCATTGTCAACGATTCAAGTGACATGGCCCATTTCAGGTGCAATTTCAAAAGCAACTTCTTAACAGGGGGAAAAATGGACGGCTTAAAAGTAAAAGTAAAACTCACAGATGGGTTTGAAGATGCATTTTCTTTACGACCACGCATCATTGTTGAGTTTGAGCAAAAGTATGGCAAAGGCCTTGCCAAGCTGATTGGTGAGGAACAGAAATTAGAACATATTTACTATTTGGCTTGGTTAGCACTTCGCGCCAATGGCAAAGTAGTCAAGCCATTCGGCAATGACTTCCTTGACACATTGGACAGCGTTACCTTGACAACAGACCCTTCTTCCGAATCCACAGAGACTCACTGAGCTATAACATAGCCGCCGTCTCTGTGGAGACTGGTTTGCCCATCGCTGATTTATTAGATGCGCCTGATGGTGTATTGGAAGCGGTGTTTGCCTACATTAAAGAACGAGCGAGATTGCGAGGCGCGAATTGAAGGTTCCCCAATACACAGTGACGATGCAAGGTTTGTCGGAAACTGTGACTGCATTGGAGCGATTCGCGCCCGATCTCAAGCGCGCTCTTGATAAAGAAATCAAAGGCGTTCTTTCAACAGTAGTCTCAGAGGCACGCGATTATCTCCCCTTCGATGTTCGACCTTCAGGTTGGCAACGAGCAAATGTTGGTGGAGGCCTTATTGGGCCATTGCCACAGGGAGAAAAACGCGGGCCTTCTTTTCCTGTCTATGATGGCGCAAAAGCAAAAGCAGGAATCAAGTCTGTTGCGCCAACAAGTAAGAAAAATTCAACAGGTTTCAAAAATGCTTATGGTGTCATTCAGCGCGATGCGGCAGGTGCAATCTTTGAAACTGCTGGTCGAGGCTCTCGTGCCTCACGAGCAAGAACACGTGCTTCGCGTTCAACTAATCCGAACGCTTCACAACAATTCATTGAAACAGTTGAGAAGTATTATGGCGTAATTCCTACCGCACAACATTCAGGAAATGACAAAGGCCGCGCACTCATCAAGGCAGTTGATAACAACAAGAAGTCTGCGCAAGCAGGTATCTTTAGAGCCATTGAAAGCGCGGAAAAGAAGGCGCAGGCTCGTATGGATGCGCAGTTGAAGAAGCGAGGTGTCTAGTGGCAATCCTTGAACGGATCGTAACGGTCTACAATGACAAGGGTTCCAAAGAGGCACTCAAAGACCTCAGAAAACTTGAAGAGTCTTTTGCTAACGCGGGCAAAACAATCGCCAAGGCTTTTGGTGTTGCGGCAGCAGCGACAGCAGCGTTGGCCGTCAAAATTGGCAAAGATGCAGTTCAAGGTGCGATTGAGGATCAAAGACAACAGGCTGCCCTTGCTGTTGCGTTACGCAATACGACAAACGCCACAGATGAACAAATTGCCTCAACTGTTCGTTATCTTGACGCCCTAGAACTTCAAGTCGGCGTCAATAACAATGAGTTGATTCCTAGCCTTCAGAAATTAACACAGGCAACAGGTGACATTTCACAGGCACAGGCACTTCAAGCACTTGCCCTTGATGTCAGCGCAGGAACAGGCAAATCACTCATCCAAGTAACGGATGCAATGGTTCGCGCCCTTGGCGGAAATATCGGCGCACTCAAAAAATTAGGTGTTCCACTTGATGAAACAATCGTCAAGAGTAAAGACCTTAACAAAGCCCTCGGTGTTCTTGGAAGCACCTTCGCAGGCCAAGCTGAAAAGCGTGCGCAAACTTTTGAATTTCAACTTGCCCGCCTTCGCCTACAATTCGATCAGACGCTTGACGCTTTAGGTTATGCTCTCATTCCTGTTTTGCAGGATTTGGCAGAGATGATTCGCCTTGAGGTCTTGCCTGCCTTTGATGCGTTTATTGCTCAAAACAAAGATGAAATCGCTGAGGCTCTTCGTAACTTCGTAGAATTTGCAGTTGGCGCAACTCGCGCACTTGCCAAGATGTTCGGTGTTATCGCCCGAAATCAGGGTGCTTTTGAAGCCTTTGCCGCAATACTCGTCGGCACCTTTGTCGGTGGCAAGGTTGCTGCCGGAGTTCAAATACTTATCTCGGCATTGACACTGCTCACGGGAACATTTAAGAAGCAAGCGGCCGCAGGCACCGCAGCAGGCGTTGCCACAGCCTTTGCAACTGGCGGTCTATCTGCTAGAGCAGCAGCCGCAGGCGTTTTGGCATTTGCAGCAGCAGCCGGCATAGCTTTTATTAAACTTAGAGATTTGACTTCGGGCTTTGAACAAAATGGCAAGGTTGTTCAAAAACAATCACAAGTCGTTGCAGAACATCTCAAAGATTTAGAGCGTTTGGCAGGTATGACCGCCAAGGCTACTGGCACAGGCGCTTTTGATACCAAAACAACAGATGAAGCAATTAATCTTGAAGCCGCTCGACAGAATTTGTTACGCGAAAACAACATTGAAGAAGCCGCACGAATTGCATTGAGGCAAGAAGAACGAGAGCAAATCAAGGCCACAATTGCCGAGGCGCAAAAATATCAAGACATTTTGTTGGCTCTATCTGACACCAAGATAACTAGCGAAGAAATTGCAGTCTTGGCCGCTAAGTGGGGTCTATCAACTGAGGCTGTCAAGAATTATCTTGCACAGTATTTTGCGGT